GATTTTTCAGGAATTTTACGAGCTTGGACTTATCCTGATGAATTTCTTCCATACGAAGGTATTATGGAAGAACAAGCTGGTTTTTTCGTTACAGACCAACCAGTGAGCCGATTTGGTTTATCATATCAAACTAAAATTGGAAACGACATTGATGGTTTAGAACATGGTTATAAAATTCATCTTTTGTATGGTCTTACTGCTCTTCCATCACAAAAAACATATCAAACGTTAAGCCAATCTATATCTCCGGTGGAATTTGAGTGGGCTGTTACTGGAATTCCACAGTATATTGAGAATTATAGACCTACAGTTCATGTTATATTTGACAGTACTAAACTAGATCAATGGTTGCTTGAAGATTTAGAAGGAATTATTTATGGAGATGAAGATAGTGATGCATATCTTCCTCCGTTGAAAGGTTTAGCCACTTTTATTAGAAAATGGGATCGTCTTATTATTACCGATCATGGTGACGGAACATGGTCTGCTGAATCTCCTCGTGAAGAAGATATTATCATGATCGATGAAACGACGTTCCAAATTACAGCAGATACGGCAGTATATTTGGATCCGGATACTTATACCATTAGCAGTAGTGATAAGAACGATGAGGATGTGATACCAGCATGGCAACCATAACTGGATTTACTGCTGAACGTATGCTTGTAATTGAAAATGAAACTGTTGTAGACGGTGATGTTGTAGGTGATAATCTTTTTCTTACACGGCGAGACGGTATTCAAATAGATACTGGAAATGTTCGTGGGCCTAAAGGAGATAAGGGAGACGCTGGAACTCCTGGTGTTGTTACTTCTGTTAACGATGTTACAGCACCTAATATTTATTCTCCTCGTATATTTCCAAATAAAGCAGCAATAGATGGCTGGAGTACTGCTCAAGTTGGGTCATTGGCGCTTGCCGCCGATACTGCTGTTACGTGGGAAAAAGATGCTGTTGGTTGGTTTATAGTAAACTCTCCAAGGATATTTAATGATCCTGCAGAACGTGATTCACGTTGGGTAAATCCTCCTGATGGATCTTTATGTCAAGCACCAATAGGTGTTGATTTTAGACGTGTTAATGGTAGTTGGTTACCTAGAGATGGTTTGGCAGTTCATTTTAATTGTGTTCAATCTCCAGGGCAATCTATCCCGGCAAGAGTTTGGACGAATATAACTGCTATGAGTGTTAGGGAAAACTTAGGTGGCGGTTCTTTCGCTAATGGCATATATACTTTTCCGGCTGAGGGACGTTATCTTGTTACGGCTATGCTTTTGTGGGGAAATCCTGCCGGTGCATATTCTTATCAAGCGCAATTAGGATTTGGTGGATCACCTTCACCCGGTGCTGGTCCTAATGGACAAACATGGGCTCAGCCTAATGCTGCAGGAAACTCTGGATCTCCCGTTAATGTGGCCGTTCGACATTGTTTTGCAGGGAGCACCGTGGTATTACAAGGTTATAATGGTGCTGGAGCAGCCGTCAGCACTTTTGCGGGCTATGGTTGGCTTTCTGTCGATCGAATTGAATAGGAGAATCATATGAGTTATCAATCTCAAGCCGAACTTGAAAATGATGCTTGGTTTCAACAACGAAATCGAGCTGTTTGTATCCAACAAGCCTATTCATTTAAGGACGATCAACGACCTTCTTGGGTAGCTGTAGCCGAAGGAATTCTTCGTGACGAGGGTGGTATATGGCCTTGTTTCAATAGACTTGCTGCAGGTGGGCCAGGAATTGCTGACAAGGCAGAAACTCCAGAAGGAATCGACCAATCTCTAGTTACGGATGCTGATTTGCTCAGTCTTACCCAAGCTAATTGGGAAACCGTGGCCGGTCTATATTTCAACGAAGATGGAACTCCTATTGGAGGGTAAGCATCATGATCTCTGCCAGCGTATCAGGATCGTTCGATAAAACTGAAAAGTTTTTTGAATTCTTAAAATCAGATAAAATATTTCGTGGTTTGCCTGCTGGTGGACGTCAAGGTGTAGATGCTCTTTCAAGAGCCACTCCAAGAGAAACTGGGTTGGCAGCTAGTTCTTGGGGTTATGAAATTGTTAAAGAATCAGGTAAACATAGAATTTGGTGGTTTAATACTGATATAGAAGGCGGCGTAAATGTTGCTGTGCTTATTCAGTATGGCCATGGAACTGGAACTGGTGGCTACGTTCCTCCTAGAGATTATATTAATCCAGCAATGAGATCTGTATTTGATAATCTAACTGACTATGTTTGGAGGGAGGTGGAAAATGGCTAGTGTTGATGAACGTGTTGTCAAGATGACGTTTGACAACGCTTCGTTTGAAAGAAGAATAAGTGCCACAATTGACAGCATAAATGATTTGAATAAGGCTCTAGAACTTAAAGGAGCTGCAAAAGGTATTTCAGAAGTTGGTGATGCTGCCGATCATGTAAATTTGGGTGGAATGGCCAGTGCAGTTGAAAATATTAGTAGTAAATTCTCTGCTCTTGGTGCAGTTGGGTTTACTGTAATTCAAAATCTTACCTCAAAGGCTATGGGTTTTGTAGCAAACGTTGGCCATAAAGTTTTAGGATCTATATTTGAAGGTGGTACTAAAAGAGCTAAGAATCTAGAACAGGCAAGATTCTTATTCGAAGGTCTTGGCGCAGATGTAGAAGCATCGATGGAAAGTGCAAGACAGGCTGTAGTTGGTACAGCATATGGTCTTGACGAAGCTGCTAAGACTGCTGCTCAGTTTGGTGGTTCTGGAATCAAAGCCGGTAAGGAAATGACCGGAGCTCTTCGTGGCGTTGCAGGTGTTGCTGGAATGACTGGTAGCTCGTTCCAAGAAATATCTGATATTTTCACTTCTGCTGCTGGCCAAGGTAAAGTAACTGGTTATACCCTAGAACGAATCTCAATGCGAGGCATAAACGTAGCCGCAGTATTGGGAAAGCAAATGGGGAAAACAGAAGCACAAATTCGAAAAATGGCGTCCGAAGGTCAAATTGATTTCAAAACCTTTGCTAAGGCTATGGACACTGCTTTTGGCGCACATGCACAAGAAGCTAATAAGACATATGAAGGTTCTTTAGCTAACCTTCACGCGGCTATGTCTAGGCTTGGCGCTGCTGTTATGACGCCTCATTTGACGCAGCAAAGAGATTTATTTAATGCTATATCTCCAAAAGTAGATGCTTTTACAAAGGCAATGAAGCCTCTTATCAAAACGTTTATGGATTTAAAAGGTGTTGCTACTGGAAATCTTATTAAACAAATAAATGGTCTTAGTTTTGCTAATCTAACCAAAGCGATGCCTAATTTCACTGCTGGTCTTAAGGAATTGTATCAATCTTTTACTAAAATTCTTAGCATTGCTGGGAAAGCATTTAAGGAAGTCTTTCCTCCGTCGTCAGCATCACTTATTATTACTATTGCGAATGCTTTTAAGAAATTGGCCGATCATCTTGTAATAACTAAAGATGCTGCTAGTAAAATTGGAGCTGTTTTCAAAGGTGTATTTTCTATTCTAAATATTGCTTGGTCAATTGTAAAAGAAGGCGTAAAATTTATTGCTTCATTGGTTAGTGAACTTCTTGGTCTTGGCGGAGGCCCAATTACTGACTTGTTTGTAAAAGTGGCTAATTTCTTCACTGATTTAAATAAAGGCATTGCTTCTCCTGGCAATATAAAGAAATTCTTTCAAACTTTAACCGATGCTGTTAAAATGCCAATTGATTTTATCAAAGACCTTAAAGATAAAATTGTTGATTTCTTCAAAAGCGACCCAGTTGATAAAGTTTCACCGGCTTTTGGTAGAGTTGGCGATAGATTTGCTTCGTTAAAGCAAGGTTTAAGTAAATTAGGGGATATTTGGGCTCCATTATCACGAGCGTTGGGACGAGTTGGTGAAGTTCTTAATACTGCTTTGCAAGCAATCGGCAGATTCTTCAAGGATCTTGGCAAGAATATTGCTTCGTTTATGAAGTCTGGTGACTTTAAGCCAGTTCTGGATACAATAAACACCGCCCTGCTTGGTGGAATCGCTCTACTTATTGGAAGATTTCTTAAGGGTGGAATTAATATTAATATTGCTCAAGGACTTGTGGATAAAATCGGTGGTATATTTGATCAACTTACTGGCGTCCTTAAAGCAATGGAAACGAATATTAATGCTGGAACTTTGATGAAGATTGCCGAAGCCATGGCTATATTAACGGTTTCTGTTATTGCTCTTTCTTTTATTGATTCTGTTGCATTGACTAAAGCTTTAACAGCAATGGCAGTTGGTTTTGGAGAATTACTTGGTGCATTTGCAATTCTACAGAAAGTAACTGGAACTGCAGGAGCAGCTAAATTTGCGGCTATTGCTGTTGGATTGCAAATTCTTGCTGGAGCAATGTTAATTCTTTCACTATCCGTTGCGCTTTTGGCTCAGCTTAGCTGGAATGATCTTGAAAAGGGCATGGGTGCTATAATTATTCTACTTGGTTCAATGATCGGAGTGTCGCTTCTTCTTGAAGGCAAAGGGCCTACATTAGTTGCTGCAGGTCTTGGAATCGTAGGAATTGCAACAGGAATAGCTATCTTGGCTGGAGCTGTAAAACTTTTCGGAAGTATGAGTTACGAAAATATTGGTAAAGGATTGCTTGGCGTTGCTGGCGGGCTTCTTATTATCGCTGCGGTCATGAAACTTATGCCTGTAACTATGCCACTAATAGGTGCTGGATTGTTATTGGTTTCATTCAGCTTGGATATTTTAGCTGGTGCAATGAAAAAGATGGCGGCTATGTCTTGGGGAGAAATTGGTAAAGGTTTAGCTGGAATTGCAGGAGCTTTGCTTGCTATTGGTTTGGCAATGAACATCATGCCGTCAAATATGATACTTACTGCCGCCGGATTGCTTCTTGTAAGTGTTGCTTTGCAAGGCATAGCTAAAGCATTGGCATCAGTAGGAAGCTTGTCTTGGGGAAGCATAGCTAAAGGCTTAGCCGGGATTGCAGCAACTTTGGTTCTTCTTGCGGCAGCGATGTACATTATGCAAGGAACCATTGTTGGAGCAGTAGCCATTGGCATCGCCGCTGCATCTTTAATGCTTCTTGCTGGAGTTGTTAAAGCATTTGCTGGGATTAGTTGGGGTGATTTACTTCATGGTCTTGGTGGAATAGCTATATTGCTTCTTGGGATTGCCCTTGCTGCTTTAGCCATTGAGCCTGCTGTTCCTGCAATGCTTGCTCTTGGAGCAGCTTTGATGGTTATTGGACTTGGGTTTGCATTATTTGGTGCTGCTGCATATTTAGTCGCTAAGGCATTTGATATGCTTGCCAAATCTGGTGAAAAGGGATCTAAGGCTTTTGTGCAATCCCTCAAGAATATGGGGGCAGCGATTCCTGCTTTTGCTACTGGATTTGCTACGGCTCTAGTTGAATTAGCTAAGATATTTATGAAATTTATCCCCACCTTAGTTAAAATGATAATCACTCTTCTTTCGAGTTTGCTTGACGGTCTAATTACGATAATTCCAAAAGTTCTTACGATTGTAGGTTTGCTTATCAGCGGAATTATTAATCTGATTAAGACAAAGATTCCGGAATATGTCTTGGCTGGCATATCTATGATTCTTGCTATTCTCAAAGGTCTTAGAGACAATATTCCAAAGATTGTAATTGTAGTCGGTGAAATTATAACAGGATTTCTAGATGCCCTTGCTACAGAATTGCCTAAGATTGTAAATTCAGTAGCTAATCTTATCATTGCACTATTCACTAGTGTGGCAACCGCTGTTGGTAAGGTTGCTGGAACGTTGATGTTTGGTATTGGAATTGCATTTATGCAAGGATTTTTGGATGGAATTCTTGGTGGGCAATCACCTATAATTAACTGGTTTACTTCTTTAGCTGGTAACGTTCTTAAATGGATAGGAAACGTAGCTAATACGCTTCTTGGTAAAGGTAGAGACTTTTTAACTGGATTGTATCGTGGTATTTCTGCAGGAGCTTCAGCTGTAATTACATGGTTCCTACGACTTGCTGGTAACGTTCTTAGCTGGATTGGCAATGTAGTTGGAACGCTTAGCGGTAAGGGTAGAGATCTTATAACTGGACTATATCGTGGGGTTACAGGGGCTATTGGTACTATATCTGGATTCTTTGCACGTCTAGGTGGGAATATTCTTGGTTGGGTTGGTAATACTCTAGGCTTGCTTGGTGCTGCTGGTCGTAATATTATGACTGGCCTATATAATGGCATTACTAGTGGATGGGGGACTGTATCAGGATGGATTGCTGGAATTGGGAGTCGTGCAGCAGGTGCTGTTGGCAATCTAGGTGGTGTTCTTACCGGTGCTGGTAGAAGCATTATGGATGGTTTGCTGAATGGTATAACAGAAGCATGGAATAAGGTTGCTGGAACTCTTAGCGGCTTGGCTGATAAGATTAAGAGTCTTAAGGGACCGCCTAAGAAGGACGCTAAGCTTCTTATTGAGAACGGTATGCTTATAATGCAAGGTCTCCAAAAAGGAATAGAAGACGAGTGGAATAACGTTGCTAATTGGCTAAGTTCGGTTGACCCAGCTTCTGAGCTTGACAAAAACATTGGTGATCGTATGTCCAACGTTCTTAATTCAGCAATTAGCGACATGGTTAGTCAGCTTGAGACTATGCCAGAGATGACTCCAACAATAACCCCCGTCCTTGATTTAACTAATGTTGCTGCAGGCGCTAAACAAATTTCTGATTATATTTCTACAAATCAATCAGTTTCTCCAACAGTTTCATATGCACAAGCACGTACGATTGCATCTGCTGCATCTGTTCAAGCAGATACGTCATTGTCGACAGCGGCTGGTGCTGGCGCAGTAAAGTTTGAACAAAACATTTATGCTCCTACACAACTTTCCACTAGTGACATTTATAAGAATACTCGTAATCAGATAACAATGGCTAAGCAGGAGTTGAGTATCCCATGAGAGTCACTGACATAAGTTTATATTCCAACAACATAGAAACCGTCGCTTTTAGTTTAAGTCAAGCAGAACCAGACGCTCAATATTATGTCAGAGATATGGCTGGATTAGACAGTGAAGATTTGATTCCAAGGTTTTATGGATTTGGTGCGCAAACAAAAACCAAATTTTATGACTTTGTACTCAAACCAAGACTTATCGTAATTCGATTTGTTTTAAATCCACGCTTCAATCTTGATGAATCATATTCTGATGTTCGTGATGGCCTGTATAAATCCATTTCTTCAGCTAGAAGTGGATTGATTTATTTGCATTTTAACTCCGGGGGATCAACTGTAGCAAGGATCGCTGGGTTTATTACTAAATTTGAAGTTCCATATTTTACTCCGCTTCCAGAGGTTCAACTTACGGTTAGATGCGACGATCCTATACTTAGGGGTGTTAATCCAGTTTTGTACAAACAAGGCGAAATTAAAATCACTAATCCAATTATTATTCCAGATAGTTTGTCTACTGCTCCGCATGGATTCTCATTTCAAGTAACTTTTAAAGCTGCTTGTCCTTCATTTACTATTCAAGATCAACAAGATAATCCAGATTGGAAATTTCAAGTTATTCCTTCTGGTGGATTTTTAGTTGGTGATATTCTTAATTTCTCAAGCGAGCACATTAATAAACAACTTTATATCACTCGAGGAGCAACGGTTATATACTTGGTAGATAAGATTACTACGGATTCGATTTGGCCGGTTATATTTCCAGGAACTACTACGCTTTATTTTGTAGACATCGCTAGTTTTGATTGGAACAGCGTAGAGTATAATGCTGCGTATTGGGGGGTGTAAATGTGAACTTATTTAAATACGTGACTACTACTGATCCAACAATTTTGGATGAAGGCGAAATGTTTAAAGCGCCTAAAACTATTATGTGGGCTGAACGTTATAGAGACCCTGGCGAATTCGAAATAACTGATCATCTTAGTTCAGGACTTAATACGATATTGCCGATTGGAACTTTAATTTCACATTATGGAACTCTCGAAGTAATGTTTGTAGAAAATCATGAAATTGATGATAGTAAAAGTGAAGATCCAATAATAAAAATTACTGGTAGATCTTTGGAAGCATATCTTGAGAATCGTATTGTTGGATCTCATCAAATTCGATCGAATCATTATGTTACAGAAGGATATAATCTAGTTGCTAATAATACTTGGAATCAAACTGTTCTTTTGATAAATGAGCATATTAATAACAATATACATGTGGAAGATAATTTTGGGAACATTGTCGCTTCTTCAATTGTTAGCGGAATTACTGGTGTTAGTGAAGCTAGACTTCTTAAGCCAGAAGGAGTTGATAAAGCTGCTTTAGATTTACTTGCTATTGATGACTGTGGAATTAAGGTTATTCGTAGAAATCAATTTGGTGCTCCTGGTGGAAGTTCTGCTCAAACTGTATTTTGTGTGCATAATGGTACAGATAAGTCAAATACAGTTATATTTTCATGGCAAGGTGGAGATCTTGATATAGTTGACTATTTGTGGACCGATAAGCCAATGAAAAACTCAGCTATGGTGATTGGTCGATATGTTAACACATATGTCGATACTGTTGGATTTGATAAGTTTAATCGGAAAACTATGATTGTTGCTGCTGATGATATTGACGGATATTTAGATGCTGCGCCGTCTGGAGGCACGTTAAGCACCATTATTGGTCAAATGAATACAAGAGGAAGACAAGCATTAGAGAAACAAAACCGCCTAACCTTCTCAAGAGCGGATATTTCAGATTTGTCAAAGTATCAATATCGAAAAGATTATGATATTGGAGATTTAATCTCATTAGACGGTAATTTTGGCCAAATTGCTGTTATGCGGGTTATTGAATATGTTGAGATTCAAGATGAAAACGGGCAAAGTGGGCATCCGACGTTTTCGCTTCCCGGGCCGCCTTCAACCGCTATTCGTTACGAAGAAACATGATCTATATAATCATAATCGTTATAATCATCATAATAACGCCCATAACTCAGATATATTTGATAAGACGTAGAACAAAGCCTGTTGGCCAAATGATAATCACAGTTGACGAACGTGGAAAGAAGCTCTTTTCTTTAGAATTGGATAAAAATCCTGATGAAATTGCAAATATGCACTCTATTGTCTTCAAAGTTGTAAATATGCTAGAAGATGACTCTGAGTAGTCTCTCGCAGTTTAAACAACGCTTATAATGAAGACTATTAAAGGAGTAATAATGTTTGGAAGATTCGTTAGAGATAAACCATCAATTCTAGATGAGCCAATTGCAAGGCTTCTGACTGAATTGAATACGTTTGAGACGGATACCGAAGAGTACTCAAAGGCAATTGAACATTTGGAAAGATTGAATCGAATGAAGGCGGAAGAACGCCGACCTCGAGTTAATCCAGATTCATGGGCGATTGTGGCTGGGAATCTTCTCGGAATCCTGATTATCGTAGCATATGAGCAGAAGCATGTTATGGTATCGAAGGGATTGGGGTTTGTTATCAAACCGAGAGATCCTCATATTTAACCCCAAACGTAGCGAACAGCACGGGAGTTGTGAAATTTACACAGCTCCTGTGTTTTTCGCAATTATTATAATTTTTCCAGTTGTTTTTAATAAAAAGACCCCCATATCTGGCTTTTTAAGCCGTTTAAACGAGATAAATGGGTAAAGATACCAGAAATATGGTTCGTCGTCTTAGAACGGCTTGTAGAGGTCTCTAATCAATTTTGGGTACTTTTAAGCGAAAAAATCCCAGGGGGAATCTTCTGAAAACTAATTCGCAATTTAAACAACGCTTATAATGGGAACTATATTTGATAAGGAGATTGAAATGCTTAATCGCGAATTAAAAGTGGACCTAGTGAAAAAAGGTAAGTCACAAGAAATTGAGACCG